CACCACGCCCAGTAATAGCGCCACCCACACCAGCAGCAAAATACTCTCCACCAGAGTTAGTTGTAAAACGCCCCGCTGCCTTAGAGTCTTGTGATAAGCTGACATTCGGGAATACATCTTTGAAATCTTGTTGATCAAATAAGTTCCTCACTTTCCTACCAAAGTTATACGATAATTCTGCCGTGTGTGTCGTCTGAATTATTTTTAATTTTGGTTTTTGTCCCATCATCCACGCAGGAAAAAGGTGAGATGCAAACTCAGACTTCGTATGTCTAGGTGGCATATTCACAATAAGTCTTTTTATTTTTCCACGTGAAATGTCTTCAAATTTTTTTGCAATAATTTTATGATGTTTTCCTGCAACAAACTCAGGCCACACTTTTCTTACAAAAGTAAGGAAGGAGGAACGGGACTCCTCTGCAACCTTTATCTGTAGCTTTCTTAATTCGTATTTTAATAAATCCGTTGGGATCTTAGAATTTTCCATAAAAAAGTTATATCATACTTTGTATTTGTGTAAAACTCAACCACTAGGGGAAAACCCCAGAGCGACGGGCTGTTTTGGGGGGTAGGGGTGCGTAAAATTACCAGATATAGTATATTAAAGTTTGTAAGTACCTAGATGTTGTTAATGCTTTTGGAGATGATAGAAGCTGTACGCTGGACAGCGTGGTGTGGTGAAGGCATAAAAAAAGGGCAGGTTATCCTGCCCTTCACCAGCCCTCGAGGGAAACTGTTTAGTATGGTAGTCGAGTAAACATTATCAACAACTGCATTGACATCATAAACAAGATTAAAGCAAGTAAGAACTTCATCTTGTTATATGTTGTGCTAATCGTTGCATGATACGTTGTCCCCATTCCTTAACGTACTGAGGACAATTAGGATCAAGAACAATTGTTTCGACTTCACTTTCAAGAACTTTATAAAGTGCTTTCCAATTAATGTTGTCAACATGTGTTGCTCTAACATCATTAGGGTTAGGAGTAGCAACAGCATTCTCTCTAGTTCTTAAACCAAAGGTCTGCTCAACTACTGCTAAACGTCTGTCTAAATCATTATCTGGCATTTTGATTTTTCCTTTCTAATTACTTCTTACTCCCATTTAATTTTATAGTCAAATTCTTTTTTACTTTTCTTTTCCACAACAAGTTCGCAACTCGCCGTGTACCTGTGTTGGTTTACTATTACTAGGTAAGGCGACAAGAACTGCAATGCAATGGAAATGCGGGGGGCAGATTCCTACATCAGGTCTGTCCTGATTTACTCGCAAGTGCAGTTATCTCTATAACGAGGTTTACCCCCCAATGTATTAGGGCGACAATGTCGCCCCAAACTACTTAGGCATTATTGGAACTAAGCAGAAATTCTAAAGTCTGCTACTTCATCGATTGTCGATTTCTTATTTCTTGAAACCGTGCTTTCCGATAAAGGCATCGCTTGTATTTGTTTATATTCCGTTGGCACTTTGCATTGATGATACGCAATCTCGCCAAGTTTTTCTTTAACGAGTTTGTTGTCAATCTTTGCACCCAATTTTTGTGATACATGAAGTGAGTAATCCCTCCCATGTAATAGGTTAGCATTTTCTCCAAACGCTAAGTCTATCATTAGTTGTCGGTTTACTTTAATAAAGTCTGCTAAAACTTTTTGCATTGTTAACGCTCTACCATAGGCATCTATGATAGCTTGTTTATTTCTTTTGCTAACACTAGCAGGACTTTGTTGTGCTTTCTCTAGCACTTCTAATATATTAACAGCTTTTGACATTTTATTTTCCTTTCGTCTTTCTAGTTAATTATTCCCTTATATACTATCCCATTCTATTTGTCAATACTTATTATTAATTATTTTTTCACGAAATCTTCCAGAAGCGTAGCGTACCCCGTAGCTTCTACTACTACTATAGTCCCACGACCTGTTCCCGCAATGCAATGCGAATGGAGCTACCACGGCACAACAGTCCAGTCTATCTTCTTTACAAGAGTCAGCCCACTGGTGATGAGAAGCAGAGTACCTGCAGCTACGTGTGCGGGGAACATGACTAGGAATACAACGTACACGGCCAATGCAGCTATAATGTAATGCAGCATCAGGCGAGCTGTCCTGGTGCAGTGCACATGATCATCTCCTGCATCTGGGCCCACGCTTCAGCGTCCTGCTGCACCAGCACATGCGCACCGTCAAACCAATCCAGGTACCAGTACTCCAGGCGATGGATCTCATCATGTTCGTTAACATATGCGCGAAGCTCATCCGATGGACCTCCCCAGCTGAACTGCCAGCGCCAGTATCCTTCCTTCTGGTCGTTGAATGTATTCGGTTCTACGTAATCAAAGCTGAGCGCTTCGTATGCGGGATCCTTGAGATCCTCTGCCCTGGTCGTCCACCTGTCTTCTACTAAATCAATGCATGCCTGTTCTTTCATGTTGTTCCTTTCTAATGTAGGTGAGTCAGGGCGTCTGGCAAATGTCTCGACTTATCAACTAATTGATATTACAGCGGTCTCATTCCCATCGCCTCAGCTCCTGACTCGATTCGAAGCGATAAATCATATAGTAATGTTATGCTTCATGAACTGCATGCGCCTCTCGCCTATCGGGTCACTCGCTTCAGTTCAGGTACTTATATAGTCCCACTTTATTAGATAGTCAAGATCTAATTCTATTTTATTTCCACGAGATGTTCTACGGCGGTAGCGCACCAGCTGCGGTTTACTACTATAGTACCGCGACCCGCGGGACATCGGCAATGGAAATGCGTACGACCAGCTACCATCTCAGCTTCCTGGCTGCAGGTGCAGCTCCTGGTAACTAATATGCCTCGCAACCCCTTGATTTCTGGTAATGGAAATGCAGACGAGCATGCCAATCAGCAGACCCAGCTGCGGGGGACGTGGTAACTACTATTATTACGCTGGGTTTCTGGTGATGGGCAATGGAAATGGAGAAGGGAATCCTTCGGTGAAGCTGCCTGGTACGCTGCCCCCGCTCCTACTATTACTGTTGTGTGGCTTCGGCTTTGGGCAATGGGCAATGCAGAAGCACTTCCCGCACTTGGTTCCAGCTGGAAGCGCCAGATCCCACTTCTATTACCCAATAGGGGCGAGGACAATGGGCAATGGAGGCAATGGAGGGAGCCACTAATCCTGGAAAGATATACAGTAAGCTCTCTTCGAGGGTAGTGGCTATAATAAAGTTTCTTCCTCCTTGTAAACTATGGTTAAAATTCCATGATTTTTGAAAGGGGGATAATTTAATCTTCTTACTGTGAATTACTTTTAGTTCAACCCAAATCGATATACCATCCTTGATTCCATAACAATCTGGTACGCCTGGCGACGCCCAGTTTTCAAACCTAGTCCAATGAATATCTGATAAATTTTCTTTAATTAATTTCCATAATTTAGTTTCTGGTTTTACCATTCTAAAAAATAAAAAATTAAAAAAAGTGACAAAACAAGTATTTTCCAGTTCATCCACATACCTAAAGACACCCAGAACAACCAGTGCTGACGTTTAACTTTAAAATCTAAATTAACATCTTCTACATTTATTGTTTTATTTTTCATGGCGCGTCCTTCATTAGTTCCAACATCTGATAATAAAAGATTAATCTAAACTCTAAATCTTCTGCTGTGAGCATTGCTCTTCGTAAGTTTTCTACCCTACGCCAAAACAAAGTGTCAGTCATAGGTAGCTTAACATAACTATACCGATCTGGTCTTATTATTATTAATTGCACACTCATTGTGAATCATTCTCCTTTACATTAATAACAAGTTCAATAGTTCTTGAGGACCACTCACCATTAACAGTCTCATGCCATTCATCAAGTAAAGATGATAATTTTTTTAAATCAATATCAAGACCATCAATTGTTCCTAACATTTGATTCTTTTTACTCTTACCATTGGACCATTTTGTACCAATGTTATTCACTACGTATTTATCTATATGCATAGCTTCCTCTCTTTCTAAAACCTATATAATCCCATTCTATTTTATAGTCAAGATTTA